TTCGGATATTTTCAACTGTCTTTTCGTTGTAGGGAAAAACAGCCTTTATCGCTTTACCAACTTGGGAGTCGGGTACAACACTTAACTGTTTGGTAGTGTTAATTTGTCGAATTGGCAGTCTGAATGACGGCTTTGTTATGAACGGTGACACATCTTTTTGTAAAAATGCAGAAAGTTGAACATAGTGGCGATTCAATGTCTTGACTGCTAGCATACTTTGCTTTTCAGTGAAGCCACTACCTCTAGAAATTTGGTCATAGAAACTATATACCAATTTTTCGTCCCATGCATTGAGAGGAATTCTGGAAAGTGTGAGAGAAATGATCAAATCTTCAATGTTCATAAGTTATTATACACTCATAGTGATATATCTTCAAGCCCCGCGGCTCTCAATTTAATAATATTGCTTAATTGCCATTGTTTAATATCAAGTGCCTTGATAATGCCAAGCCATTGATTGCGTAGCATGGCAAATTCGTTGATAATTTTTTCCATATCAACTACATCTGCTTCGCCTTCGACATATTTTTCACAATCTCGACTGCTCAATGCACGTTGGTAGTTTTCCAAATACTTTTTAAATGCTTTGGATCTGATGCGTCTTAATTCGATGTTAAGATATTCAAGAATAGCCTCCATCTCCTGGAGTTGATTGAATCGATGTTCTACGATACCCGGCAACAAGGCAGAGGCCTTTTCCACACTACCGTGGATCTTGACCTCTGTTCTTGCGTTTTCTAGTTCATCGTAAAAATGATCTAAGCAACTTGGAAGATGCGCTATGTCTTTTGAGACTTTAGCGTACCAGGACATTATTAGTCCTCGTCTTCGCCGTAATCGTAATCAGTTTCGTCGTCGTCAAACGATTCTTCATCGTCTTGGGTTACCAATTCAATAGCATCGTCAAGATGAGGATCGTATCCTACTAGACCTTTTAGTACGTTTGTGTCAACGTCCTTGCCTAGTAAGAAATCAACAAAATGATTTGCCGCAGTTTCTTTATTTTTGTCAGAGATGTACTCTTTAAAAACATCCCACACTTCGATAATTAGATCTTCTTCCATTATGCTTCCTCGCTGTCTTCAATTACTGCTGGGGTTTCAACTTTTTCACCATTTTTGGAAATATCTTCCATCATGATAGTCAATCCTTCTTTTTCATTACGATCCCATGCCTTGCGGAATTGTTTAATCACTTCACCATCAGTAGTTGTGTACACAAGACTATTGCCTTCTTTCTTCAACATACCTTTGGCTTCAAATAAATCAACCAAACCACTATGAGGGCTCATGCCAGTTGAATATGGAATCTCAACCTGTACTGACTCAAATGGTTTTGCATAACGAGTTTTCATAATCTTACAAGCACTACGAATACCGTTAACTGTTGTGGTCTTATTACCGTCAGCGTCTGTTTTCAGTTTCAACTTACGCATAGCAACCACAATAGATGATGCATAAATGAAGCCTTGACCACCACTGATCTTGTCATCTGGGTCAAACATATCCTGGCTGGCGTAGGTGTGATTAGTACAAACCATACCAACATTCCAGGAGCCAAACATGTTTACACAGTTACGAACAAGTGATGTAAGTGCTTTAGGCTTACGGCCCATATCACCTTTCATTTCACCTGCCTCAAACTGATTGACGTCAGTTGGAGTCAACAGCATACCTAAAGAGTCAATTACAAATAATACCTTAGGACGAATATCTTCGGGCATTACTTTATACTCTTTCATGAATTCACTAATGGTTTTTGCCACGTCGTCAATCATAGCCATATTGAGTTTTAGAAGTTTATCATCGCTTGTATCTACACCTAGATCAAGTAACCACTTCTCGTCAAGAGCGTTTTCAGAGTCAACTAGGATAACATAGATGCCTTGTTCCTGTGCCGCTTTAATAATGTTACCGGAGCAGATATAACTTTTACCTGCTCCGGATTCACCTGCGAACACAGTTACCTTACCTAGCGGAACTCCTTTGTAGAAGTCGCCGCTGATAAGATAATTCAAAGCATAGTTACCTGTTGATATCCAATCTGTAGGATCGTTAAATCCAATACCTAGGCCGTCAATAGACTTAGTGATAGATTTACGAAACTTTGAAATATCAAAGGATTTTGCCATGCTAATCCCCTATTATTGCTTTTGACGATTGCGAATCATCGCAATGATATCGGCCGCACGTGAACCTGCATCGCCGCTTGCTGGAGCAGAAGTCTCTGCCGCAACAACTTTAGCGGGTGTTGCAGCCGAAGTCTCAAAAGGGATGTTATCTTCATCTACGCTAGTAGATGCCGCTGGTGCTGGTGCTGCCGCTGGAGTTGCACGAGGCGCACTACCAGTTGCTTGACCGCTTCCGCCCATGCCTGCTGGCTTGAAGTATTGACCCCAACGATCCATGTCAAATGCTTCACCATCTACTGATGCTTCAAACATTTCTTTCATGACTTTGAGTTCAACTTCACCTGGCTTCTTAGGCAAGAAGTCACTTAGATTGTACAATCCATGTTGTTTAATTGCCGCATTTTCTGCTTCGTTAAGAGCACGTTCACGACGAGCCCAAGTAGAAGTAGAGTAGTCAGCATAACCACCTTTGCTAGTTTTAGCAATCTTAAAATCCAAGCCACGGACATAGTCTGTTGGCAATTCTTCAATCTCACTATCCATCAATGCATTCTTAACAATGTTAAAAATTTGTGAACCGATAATGAATCGACGAATTGGATTCTCAGGAGTTTTATCTTCTTGTAGTTTGCTTTCGCCTACAAAACCTTGGAACAGGTAAGACTTTTTCTTCCAGTACTTACGACCCATGTCTTCCAAAGACTTGTCTTTGAACCAAGGACGAACCTCAGTAAGGATAGGACATGTCTCGCCCCACATTTCCATACAAGGAACTTGCACAGTCACGGGCTTGGAATTTGTTTCACCTTTAATACCAGCAAATGGCAATTTGATCATTGCACGTTCGATCCAGAAGAAAGTGTTATCTGGATTTCCGTCAGGTAGGAAACGTACTGTGGTAGTACTACCTTCGGGCATATTCCAGTGGGGGTAAATTGCGTTGTCTCCACCGGTTGCGCTTCCAGTGTTTTGTTGAGATGATGCTTGAAGTTTTGCGCGAATTTCTGCTAACGTTGCCATAATGTTTTTCCTTAATAAATGTTATATTATGCCTCTTCTTTAAAGCCTACTGACTAAAAAGAAAAACTGTGCATGTGTTTAGTATGCACAGTTTTATTTATTAAAGCAACCTAAATGGCGCTTGAAATATGATTTATTTTGCCAATTATTTTTTGTAGTTAATGAGCCTTAAGATGCTTTCCATTTCAGTTGATGGCATAATGTTACCCGGAGGAACACCAGTATCTCCGCCCATTTCTTCAACACGACCTTTGATATTACCAACTAGTTCTTTCAAACGTGCTAGGCCATCACCTCCATCACCGTTGGAAACTTTACCATGACGTTGATACCATTCTTGTGTAAGTTTGGTCATGAACTGTTCTGCCATTTGCTGTGCCTGTTCACCTGCATCATCACCAAATTTTTCTGCAATTTGTTTTTTGATATCAAGTGCAATACCTTCTTCGCCACGGAATGGTCCAACATTTGGGTTGTCACGATTGTAAAAACTCTTAACAATCTTAGCAACTTCTTGTACCATTTTGTTACCTTTACCTTCAGCAACTGGTTGTTCCGGAGCAGGTGCTGCCGCAGGGTCAACGGGTGCCGCCGCAGGTGGTGTTGCGCCTGCTTCCGGAGCAGGAGGTTCTGCTGGTTGTTCTTCTCCCGAGATGCCTAATGCTACAAGCAATTCTGGATAATTTTCTTGTGCCCATGTTTTAAATGCATCAAACGGATCACTATCTGGACTAACTTCAGCAGATGCTGTTAATTTGTCTCTGAGATCAGAATCATCTAATCCCAATTGACTAAAGAATTGCCATGCTGTTTGACCATTAGGCCCTAATTCTAATTCAGGTCCTTCTGCGCCTTGTGGAAGTTCACCGAGTGCTTTTTTTAAGTCGTCAATTTGATCGTCTGTTAATTTGCCTTGTTCAACTGCTTCTGCCCATTCTGTAAATTTAGAAAAATCACTTTCTTTAACATCATCAAAAACTTCTTCATCTTCTTCATCTTCTTCACTAACATAATCTTCTAAGTCTATTTTATTTTCTTCACTCATAATACGGTGTAGCAACGGAAAATATCCTGTAAGTTCTTCTTGGAAAGAAGATTGTGTAAATGCCTGTTTGTATTGTTCCATTGTAACAGCATCTAATTCATTTAGATCGTCACCTGATACTTCTTGTTCATTAAATTCTGCCATCCATGATTCGTAATGATGACATTTGCCTAGTGCTTCAATACGCATTTTTAGTTCTTGTAATCGGCCTACGGCTCGTTCTGTAATTCCTGTTGCGTCATCATGTAAAGTAGCACTATGTATTTTACGTTGAAATTCTTGTAGTTGAGCAATTTGTTCGCTCATACGCATAATTGCCTTGCCTGCATCATCGTGAGGTACTCCGCCGTGGTCTACGTGTTGTGCCATGGCAAATGCGCCTGCTGGATGAATGAACGGATATTTAAAACGTTCACCGTCTCTGTTCTGAATAAAAATTGCCTTGATATTTTTCTTTTGACTTCGTGCGCCTGAAAACATTTCGTCAACTGCTTTGTGGTGTCTGACAATAACTTCAGTTGCACCTTTTACTGCGCGGCTAGTTTTCTTGGAACTCTTTTGATTCCATCTTGATTCATTCATTGTACTTGACATTTCTAGTTCTTCCTTAGGGCCTTGCGTGGTTGCAAGGTGTTGAAAATCGTTTTTATCAAGGTTAGTTTTTGCAACATCCCTTGTATCAAATCTTAGCAATCTACGCATTGAGAAAAATCTCATTTCTTTTAAAAAATTGTACCAATGCTGTTTAGCAGGATCGTCTTGATTCTCTGTGATACCTTGACTGTAATATACTTTCAAACTACCCAAATCGTTTAAACTGATACTAACACGGCCTAAATTGTTACCTTCTATAACAAAGTCAAAGTCAAAGAACCGTGCTTCTGCAGGGTCAATAGTTACAGCGCCTGTTTCGTCACCCATTTCAAGATTGCTGAAACGGCTACGAACTTTGTCAAACAGGTCTTGAGAAATTATCTGAATTGCTTTCATAGTGTTATTTATTAATAATTGCTTACATAAACGGGCATTGGCATTACCCATTCGTCTTCACGTTCTTCACGCATTTTGTCGTAAATTGCCGGATCCCAGTCCTGTAAAACCATGGCCATACGTACTGCTAACAACATAGCACTAACTAAGTCATCATGTTGCCCTGTTTTTGCTTCAAAACTTAGCCCTTTAGCAATGTAGGTTTTTAACTCTGAAATTACTGCTTTAGAGTTAAGTTTCATTCGATTACTTTCGATCAGATGCTTTAACTTGGCACAGGTTGCAATTTTACTAGTTGCAGTTGTATAAAATCCCTTACGATAGCGGCGTACATGTCCTTTCTTAATTGGCTCACTTAAGAAAAGTCCAGGAACGCTTTCTTCTCCTAGTTCGTTAATGGCAACTAATGCCGCTTCTCCTACACTGTTGTTTTCAACACTATAATATAGACTTGCAACGCCACCCTTTTTAGTACACTCATCGTTGATATAATTACAAATATCTCTTAGTATACGCACTTGTCCTTGTATAGGAGTTAGATTATGATGCCATTCTCCTACCTGATCAAAACTAGGTAATTCTATAATTTGTATACCGGCAGGGTCGCCTCCCGTACCTAAACTAGGATCAAGTGCAACAAGATATGTATGTTTAGGATTAATCTTTTTGTACCATCTTGCTTGACCCATTTTCATAATAGGTTCTATGCCTTCCATGTCAGCAAGTTTAATACTGCTAATCAATGTTTCGTCAAAGATAATAAATTCACATTCGTGTTCACGGCGGAACCGTTCATCTCCTACACGACTGCGTTCTTCCCCGGCCCATTTATCGTCACGATCTGGATGCTGATTCCATATTGCCATATAAGGTGCAAATCCGTTCTTACCAACTACAGTTGTATTACCAAATTCGTCAAGACGTTTGTTTGCTTCACGCCATATTAGCGAGAACTGATCTTCATCACTGTTTGGAGTTGATGTAATAATCGCTTTACCACCAGTTGCTAGTGTAGGCGAAATAGAAGTCCAGAATTCTGTGGCAATATTAGGTTCAACATAGGCAAACTCGTCGCAATATAGTAACGATACAGACATACCTCGACCAGTTGTTTCGGTTGTTGTTTGTGCAACAATACGTGATCCGTTGTCAAATTCAATTGACTGTTTATTATAACTGGTAACGCCAGCACGTATCCAGTCAGGGCAGGTTTCGTATGCGTAACGCAGACGTTGCATAATTTCCTGAGCACCTGTATATTTGTGCGCTGAGATAAGAATTGTACTATCAGGTACAAACATGCTATACCATAGCAAATAGCCTACGGCTGTTGTGGTCTTTCCCATCTGGCGCCCAAGCATGTTAACGCTAAAGCGGTGATCGTTGTAACTTTTTAATAATTCTCGTTGATATTCAAATGCTTGATATTGAATCTTGCCTTTGGTAGGATGTTGAATAAAGAAATAATTGTCAAGAAAGAATGCAGGCCCAGTTACTGGGTCTTGACATTTTATCAAATTTGCAATGTCCTCTTCGGTAAACTTCTGAGTAGTATGTGCTGTCTTGATTAGTTTGTTGTCTGCTGCCATATCTTTATTTAATGAAAAAAATAGCCCCAGAAGGGGCTATTTTGGTTTTAGTAGAATTTATAACCTACGCAAGCCTGCTAGTTTTAAAAATATCTAGACTTTCGTTTGTTGTTTGTTTTTCCGGC